CTGGCATGGTGTATTTGTGAAGTCTGGAAGCACACGGATACAATACAATGCATCCGCATAGTTGAGCCAGTTCTGAGCCACCTTGCCGCCTTGTCCATACCGATACACATTGATCTTGCCAAATGTGTCAATCAGTTCATCGGGCCGACCAATCAGAGTCAGCTGGTTATCGGGTCCCTTCTCGGACAAGAAACAGATGAACCCGATAGATGTCGGGAGCGATTGGATCGTAAAGGATGTGTCCCGAACCTGTGTGTAGACGCCTGGAAACAAGCTAAAGTTTTCAACAGCCATTGTGCATATGTCACCTCTCGTGTTAGATGAGTGTGTACAGTCTAATGGGGTACAGTCTAATGAGTGTTCACAAGAGATACATTAACCCATCATTTACAGCACTAAATAACCGAACGTCTTCTCCCGTGGCATCTGGATCCCTCACTGCATAATACATGACCTTGCCCAGAATTGTACTCGGAAAATAGAGTTCGGAAAACACACGGTTTGAACGGAAAAACGATCTGAGAAGCGCATCACTGTATACATCCCGAAGCCCTGTGGCATTTTTGTACGCTGTAGAGAAGATCTTCGGATTTGCCATCTCTCCAAATCCCATACCATATTTGTATTGCTGTGGAAGATATGGACGCTGAGTACCCGTAGGATAACCTCGCCATAGTGGTGTGGGACGATCGTTTTCTGCTTCAAGTGCCGGATCGCGGCGAAGTTCATCGATGGTGAGTTGCCCTCGAGTTAGATTTCGTGTCTTATAAAGTAGGTATGTGAGCCAGACATGTTCATCCATGTATCGTTTCAACGCATCCGCCGAATCTTGATCGATATCGAGTGCTGTGGGGAGATCCTCCCCGACAATAGAACTCAGTCCCTCGATGATGTACTCTTCAAACAGAGCCTTGCCACCAAGCGATTGATGCCGTCGTCCAATCATCTGTTCCCTTACACGAAGCGGCATGTTCGTCATACTCGGCTTTTCAATATTCATAAAAAGCGACAGTGGATACTCATAATCAATTTTACTGGCCACAATTCGTGCAACCGTCGTCCGATTTGTGACACGAGCGATGGACATCGCAAAGTAATTTTTGAACCAGTTGACCACATACGGATGGGACATGAGTTTCCCATCCGTACGCAAGTTGTAAAGAAACATTCCCTCATGTGCAAGTGCTGCGAGAATTGAACTACATGCCCGTCGGATGTGTCCACCGCCCATATAAGATTCGATGTCGAAATCCGGACGAACTCGAACAATAAACCTGATGTGTTGTGCTGCGGAATCATATCCACCATATGTTTCGACTTGTGGACCCGATCCAGGCCACACATTAAGACGAAGAAACAGTTTGCGTTTCTCGAGAAGAGATCGCACAATGCCATAGAATGTGGTTGTGACCACACTTCCCGATCTGATCTGTGATTCGAGTTCTCGTATAAATCTGTCAGCCAGATACCTATTAATTCCAATCATAACCAATCAACTCCAAATCGCTTGGAGAATGGGCGTCAACATGGTGGGTTGATATGTGTTGTACAACACGGACATATCCAGCGACTTCAACGAGATCCGACGCACCTCATGTGCCCCCATAATCTGCCACCCAGAAACAAGTGGAACATTCATCTTGGTGCCCTCGATGGACTTCATGCACATATCTTCGGACATCAACGTCTTGGCAAAACATGTGGCCTTTATCCGATTCAGATCAATTTTCCGGCTGTCTGCCATGATCATACATTCCACCACATCCTGAACGTGGTTGGGTGTTTCGAATGTCGAATGACCATAGTAGACAAAACGTTTCTTGTCTCGGTTCCTTGCTTTGTAATACCGACCTCGATCACAAATGATCATATAGGGGATCTGCATCAAATCTAGAGATGAACAAACTCTGCTCGATATTTGTTCATGTCGTACGTTTAACGGGCTCGAGAAAAACAATCGACCCGTACACGAATCATAGAGTTGTGGGATGCCGCCCGCAGCGATGATGGCATTTGTGAGGAAGATACATCTCGCCTCATCGTACATATAGGGCAGCTGTGGATGAATTTTCTGAAGTAGGATGCTGATACACATCTGATACAAGAATCTCGATAGCTTCGTGTTGGGGCGATCGAGACTCATGGCAAACTGTGCGATCAGTGTGGTGAAGGGTTCGGTGAAGTATCCAGAAAATTGCCGCAACCATTTTCTGATGAATCTGGGATACTCCACCGAATAGATGAATTTGTAAGTGGCATGAGTTGATGCGGCGTTCCTCAACCGAGTGGTGTCCTCAGTGGGTGCATATGTGTTATCCAGATAGGACAACATCTTTGTGTCGGTGTATGTTTCGGGCTTGATGGGCATATCGAGAAGTTCATCGATGACATGTACCGTTTTGGTCAATTCTTCATCAGTGGTTCGGAACCATCGGAGTACATCGCCTCGAACGGTTTCGATGGTACGGATGTTCGGCACATGGTCATGAAACAGCTCATATAATCTCGCTACACCAATCCGATCGTCCATCGTCACCAAGACCCCCTTCGTCTCCAGTGTATGCGAAGCTCGATATATGTTCTGTGGCCTGCTTCTGCGCGGTCTGGATTCGTTTGGATGAATCCTTCAGTTGTCCAACGAGTTTCTGAGAACGAGCCATGGCCACACTGATTTCCTGGAGACGATGGATGGCATCCATATCGGTGAATGGGACGATGGTGGATTTCGTAGCTGTGTGCACAGACACCATGGATCCATGGGATAACAGATCGGTGACACCACTGATATCAACATGTGCGGTTTCTGTGGTCTGCGGAATCACCAAGGGTGAATCGGTAATGATCACGGCCTGTGGTGCATCGTGTTCATGTGATCGAATCTCTTCGGCATGTTCGGGATCGTCAAACTCCAGTTTCATGCTTTGTATAAAATCTTCCGCCGACGAAAGGATATCGCGAAGAACATTTGCTCGTCCTTTTGCTCGGACGAGCCACGCAATACCGATGCCAAAGATGCGGTCGTCGTGTGGTACACCTTCTACACGACCATCATCCTTCTGCTCGAGGGATTCGATCTCCATGATCAGTTCAGGAGATTGAATCAGCTCCAGAGACCGCGTGGACACTTTATACACCTGATCGATGAGAAGCGGCCGACTCACACCCGACAAGTTTATGCCATAGGAGCATTGGTCATATGTGATGTCCCGAGCGGTCTTTGTCTTCGCATTGTCCGCACTGATGGTGTCTCTGTAGATGATGAGTCGATAGAGTGCAGGTCGAAGTCGCATCAGATCGCTTCGGATGGCATAACCAAGGTTTTCTTCGATGCAGAGAACACATGTGCCACCCTGACCGAAGATGTACGATACCATCTTGTCCACAAGCTCCACAAAATTGCCATGTTCGCATCTGTTGTGGGCAAACTCGAGAACTTGAGTCCCTGTATCGTAGTCGATGACTTCAATGGTGGCATTGTCTTTCCCGAGAGCCTTGGATGGATCAATCCCTATCAGATATCGATGTCCAGGAATGATGCTATCATATTCGTTGACAATGTACACCGATTCTTTCAGAACGAACGACACCTGTGTCGCTATTTTTTGTTTGATGACCTCGCTGCGTTCTTGGATCTTCTGGATATCTTCGTCGGTGAAAAAACTTGCCTCCGCCCCATAGAACACCAGCTCATACTCTTGATTGATCTTTCTGGTGTTGTAGTCGAGCTTCGCTTTCTGCTTCTCGTACCATGCATCGTCATAGATGGGGATGTCCTTCCAGTATAACCGAAAACCTGGAAACATGGGATCCTTGTTCACCACATGAGACCAGTACATATAGAACTTCCGACCGATACCAACTCGGCCGTTTGGTGTGGTGGTCAGGATGATCCCATAGGGGATGCCCGCCAGAGCGCATGCCTGGAAGGATTGCGATGTGGTGGGGAATAGACCTTCTTCCAGCTTCTCGAGATCGATAAATGCGGCCTCATCGATCCACAAGAGAGCCGAGGTCACTGAACGACCAGTATCTGCGGACTTCGATGTCTTCTGTGTCGGTTGGAGCATGATGGAACTTCCATTGGTAAAGATCTGATGTGTCAGAGCATTCTTCACCCGCTTCATCTGCATAAACTTCGGTCGATTGTTGCACATGGTGCGGAAGTCCCCACATACACGAGCCCCGCGTTTGTCATCCACGTGTACCACCACGATGGGGTAACTTCCGAAGAATGTTGTGAGCCATGTGGCCACGGCGGTCAGGATGGTGGTTTTCCCACATTGCCGACTTCCCAGAAGGGAGTACATATCCACCGACCGACTGAAAAGAAAGTCCACTACTGACTCCACAAGTTCGACCTGCGCAGGAAAGAGTTTGAAGGGCTGGAGACCCTTTCCGATCATGGGAATGTACACACATTCCTGAATGTAATCGATACATCCCTGTGGAGTCTGATAATGTTTGAGTTTCTGCCTGAGGAAATCAACACGTTCGTTTTTGGGCAGCTGTCCCAGCTGCTCCTCGATGCCTAGCAATTGGGTCATGTGGGTGTGGGTTTTGATGGTGCTCCTGGCGAACATGCTCCGCCGCCGGATTTTGGATCCACCACAGAGGCCGCGGCGAGTCGTACAGTCACAGTGGCTTTCCAGTTCGCACCGCCTCCACCAGATCCTCCTTTCTCCGATTGCATGAACACATAAAGTGTACCAAGCATGGCGAGTTTAATATCCGCAGGGATATAGATGGCATGATGTGTCTGATAGTTTACAATGTTGCCAATCTTCCAGTGACTCAATATGAAGGGTTGTGGTACATCAAACGCAATGGGCTTGATGGCGGACATACCAAGCTTTGCCACCATATCGTTCATGGCATATGATGACATGTCTTGTCGATTGCATGTGATTACTTGTTTGTCCCTATACAGTTTGTTTTGGAACTGATCGACTGTTTTCAGAAACTTTAATTTGCTGAGAGTTGATGCAACTTCCACATCTTTTGTGTTGTACAGTTTATTTCCATCACATGACACACACTGAAACTTCTTCGGAATCTTGTGTGCGATTTGTGCGAAGACGTTTGGGATTTCGATGGGCACATATGTGTAGTAGTTCTTCGATTGAATGCGTTGTGTGAACCCTTGATGCTCATCAGGGACATAATGTACAGTGATGGTGTCTCCTCTCATGTTGTTGAGAGAAGTCAGTTTCCATTCAGGGGTACCCGTCACTGATGAGATCCACGAATTCCCAAACATAACAAACATGTCGTTATAGAGACCATACTTGTTGTTGAGGTACCGACACGCTTCAATGAAACTAGATTCTGGGATAAAGATCTGCTCATATTGTGTGGTATTGTCGAGTTTATCCATCTTGAATGGAAGCTTGCATCCAGTTTTCTGATAGATGTCTCGAATCACATCTTCGATCTTCTTTTTCGACCATACACCACCCACACGAGCATTTGTGAGTTTGACAGATTCGGTGCACATATACATGACCGCATTTTTTGTGGTGATCTTCTTGTTCATACCCACTTCGCGGCGCACCTGATTGAAGTTCTGTTGAACGGATTCGAGTTCCACACGAATGATCTCGATGGGAGCAAATCCAGAAGAACCTTTGTTGATGATTGTGAGTGTGCCTTTGTGATGCTTTGTCAACTTCTGAAAATGTGATGTGTCGATATTGAAATAGATCTTCACTGATGGAATGCATGATCCCACATCAGTACCCACAAGCAATCGTTCGATCTCAAGTGCATATTCTTGCCCATCTTCATGTTTGAATTTTATATCATATCCTTGAAATTGAGTTTTTGCTGAAAACATGGCTACTCATCTCACCATCGGGCCCGATATAGAGGCTGGACTTTTGAGTTGACAGTGGGATCGATTTGTTTTGCATAGAGACCCACAATGTTTCGATGGATGTTTGCGAGTTGTGTGTCACCAATCAGTTTATAGATGCCCGTGGGCACAGCGCGTGCAGTGGAGCGAGACAACAACATATCAATCAGAAGATCCACACCACAATCAAGCACAATGATTCCACGAGGACCAAGCTTTTGAATGAAAGTCTGGATGATGGTATCCGCACTGATATTCGGGAAGATGTTTCGTTCGGTGAAATATGCCGCCATCGCCGAATATGTTCGCATGGGTTCAATGGAGACATATTTATCTTCGCGCATCCTTGGATATCGGAGGTTTGTAAGACTGATGGCCGCATCGTTGATGTCAACATGTGTGGTGAAATGTTTTGCCGCGGAAATACAGGCACATGCATAGTAGATGGAAGACAATGTGGTTTCGCCTGCTTCGATCAGGTTGTAGTACTTCCGATCGAATGATCGAACAATGATGGCATAGAGGAATGTGGTGAATGCCGCATGAATTGATCCAAGCAAAACATTTGTGATGGGATTGTCCACCAGGCACTTCCGAAGCATGGTGTGCATCACACATGTGTATCCTTCGGTCTGGTCGGAGAATGACAAACCAGATCCATCAGCCTTTCGTCGGCATGTGGAGGTCACCACATTACAGACCCCCACTGTGCCTTTGCGATCGTATGCGATCTCCGAGATCATGGATGCTTCTTCTGGGGCAAACAAATCGAAAAAGATGTCTGTGTAGGAGACATATGATGAAACAAACGAAATCTTGAAGGCCGACAATGCCAGAAGAATGTCATCTTTGTGTTCATATGTATCCAGACACACCGAGTTCTCAGACAACCCGGAGTGTACACCATATTTGCCACACAGTTCGCCCGCCGTGGTGATCGTTAGATTTTTATACATGGGAACAACTCACCTTCGTGATTCATTCTTTTGCAGCACGAACGTAGATGTTGAGCCACGAAAGAAATGATGTTAATCTATTTGTCATAACTGAATCCGCATCATCGCTGTCCTGCTTGTTCAGTTTTGCCATCTGTTGTGCGGTGTATTTCTGAAAGAGTGGCGATGCCATCATTTCACTAACATCGGGCACATTCGATTCATCGATAAACAGTTTATCTACAATCCAGTCGGAGAATGTGAGATCCGCTTGGACGGCTTCGCGCTGCATTTCCCGAACGTTTGTGGCCACACTTTCTGGTGTGATAAGTTCTTGAACCGATGGTCCATATCCCTGTGTGATGACATCGGAAAACAACTGGACAAGATTGTACATCGGAATCACAGAAACAGATCGATAATATCGATCGGTGAAATCCAACATGGTGGAACAATCATTCACAAACAAAAGAATCTGATAGAATGATGTTTGTTGATAGACATCATAAGACATGAGCATGGGCTGTTGATTGTATGTGGAGTCGAATCGTCCGCTTGGAAGGTTTGGGATGATGTCATATCTGATATCCTCGAGCCGAGGCAATCCAGGATATGCCATGACGATTTTTGCGAACACGCCGTCCCGTTTCTTGACATATGGCCCAACGTGGACCTCGGCATTTTCGATGAATGTCAACGTGTCGGTGAACCTTGAAATCGTCAGATCGTCGTCGCCCTCAACATGTTGAAACACATCAGGATCGTCCCATTGAGCCATATGTCAATACACCTCAGTTCATCGATTTATGATAAGAATCTTTGCTGTGGTTTGCTCGATATCCCAGTCCACAATCTTGCCCACAATCTTGCCCACATATTTCGTGGTATCCGCCATATGCTCGGGAGAAACTGCAACACCATATCCTTGGAGAGTGGGATGTGTGGTGATAAAGTCTCCGAGCTCGAATTGTCGCGCTGGATGTGGGGCACATTTGACCCAAACCGTACCCGACATACCCACCGCGGTCTTTTCGCCCGCATCAATCTCATCCTGTGTGCCATTGATGAGGTAGGCATATGAGTCAGAAACCACACCCACCACTGCTTTATGATGCCAGAGGGCAGGAATAATGGTTCGTGTGGCGGGATCAAGCGCCACGATGTTCCGAACCAGATCGTTGTGTGAATATGTGGGGCTACAAACAAAACACTCCGCATAGTCGTTGTACACCGCATTGTAACATCTCGTGGGATAGAAATACCCATCCAGCTGAACACCCGTGGTTCCCGTGGGTGTTGTTGTCCCCACAGTCAGTTTGCCGAAGGATGTGCCGGATGCCGCCATAATGCGCAGTTCTTTGAATCCCACTGATGAATTTGTTGTATAGTCATATGTTTGCCCAGGCTGGAGACGAATGCCGTTCGGAAGATGAAGAACAGTCGCCATGATTTATTGACACCTCGCTTTGATGTGCCCCTACACAGGGGTGACTGCGGCAATGAGTACCCATTCTGTACCAATTGTATAATCTTTTTGTGAACCAACAATTCTGAAATGACCTGGCTTGTAATCACCATTTGTTTCGAGTGGAAGAATGTAGTACAAAGCTTCGCCGTTGTTTATCAGAATGCCGTTCGTTACAACGTTTCTAGATAGAGCACCACCAACACCAATAATTGTTTCACCTACAGGCATGTTGATGGTGAATGTTCCTGATGTGGTAAGCGCATCGGATTTGCCAAAAGCGATGAGTTCGAGTGGTTCTGTGGTGCTCCATTTGACATAGTTTTCTGGTCCGGGAAGTGTTGCAAACATAACACTACCCTTTGTCATAAGACATTCTCGATTCGAGACCGCTCGGAGTGTATCGAGTTGTTTATGGATGAGTTGCCGACGTTCTTCGTCCCCTTCGTTATCATCATCAATACCATCGTCACCATGATTGGTATTAATATACACAAACTGTCCTTGATGTGTGTGAATCAATAGAATCGTATGCATATCTACATTGAATGTTGTTTGGTTTGTAGTACATGCATCAGTTTCAGCATCGGTTTCTGGAACGACACGGACCTTAATGTTATAGAATCGAGCGTCTGCATATTGCGTCTTCCCGGCGGTGCTTCCGATGGCAAGCATCGAGGTGAACATTGATGCGGCACCTGTAGTGAATGATGTCGCCGATGCACTTTTTATACCATTCACCCACAACGATACTCCATTTAAAACATCCCATTTACAGATGACGGTGAGAGTTTGTGGTGATGTATCAGAAATCGATGCACGAAGTACCTGTTCTTTGTCGCCTCGATTTATGATGAATTCTAATGATCGGTTCGATGCTTCAGTGGGATGGTCCGATCCATATCTGAGGCCATAGAATCCCAGATCCGTGGTTATGTGCCAGATGAATCCACGTTTGTTTGAATACAAAACGCTATCCGTGTTTCGGAACATGCAAGAGATTTGTCCGCGGGATGGACTGAGTGCTGGGATTGGTGCCACCATAAAATCTCGAGCTCGGTTATCCGCGGTAAATGTAGACCATCGACGAATCGATGAACCATCGGGAATAATATGTTGCCGATGGATCATCGACGTTAGTTTGTCTCGTTGCTGGACATCGAACTGTAGATTCGTAAGCGAAATGCGATGTGGCGGAAATGTACCTGTTGCGCCCAGATGTGTGTCGGGCCCAGAGCTCAACACACATAAACGAATATATTTTGTACTTGTATCAAACTTATACGAATCGTTTGACGCTGAGGATGTTCCGATGATTGGTGCTGTGTTTCCGAACTGTCCTTCGGTTGTAACATTCGACGGATGATGAAACATAACATGCATCTTTCCGATATCGTTCTCCACCATACCCGTAGGCAAACTACTACCACGCAATGGGAGTGGTTGATAGTTTTCATTATATTCAATGAATCCAATATAACTTCTTGCCACCGTTGTGGGTGTTGCGGCGTGGATGTTGGCAACGATACATGACATAAAATACTCATCGGCGGCATTCACCTCGATGAGTGGTTTGAAGACATATTTCCCAGGCCCATTGAAGACCAGCGCATCTCGTCTCGCATCCCAGGAAACAGACTGCATTTTGTCCAAGGATGTGATGGGAGGTGTGGGACCCGCGCCGAATGCCATGGGCATCCAATTATCTGGATCCTTCCATGATGTCGAAATATGCTCAAGTGACATCTGCGCAAAATCGATGATTGTGCCCGTGGGAATCCCATAGATGCCCCATAGCACTGCATCGGATGCCGCGGTGTTGAATCCATAGGTGACATCTCTCGGAAGCCGATAGTACGCACGAAAATATTTCCAGCCATCGGCATCAACCACTTTGGCGCCTGGATAAGCGAGTTGTGTTCCTGTGCTCCAATTCGATGATGGGCTTTCGGGAATGGTCATTCCACGTTTGCTTGTTGCAGGATGTCCAAAATAGAAGAAGTGTGTTTGTCCTGGTGTGCTTTGTTGGACAATCTTGTACTTGAGAGACAAACACATAAGATCGCCCGCTTTGTATGATTGTGTACCTGGACGAGCGTTCACCAGATCGTACAAATGTGAACCATTTCCCGACACACGAAGCGTCTTACCAAACTTCGTGTTATACAATTGGACCTGTTCCCGTTGGAGTCTTGGGATAAGTGTTGTTTGTCCAAGCGCCCATCGACCAGAATTTGATCCACGTTCGATTTGCGCAAAGGTCCACTTGACTGTGACAGCACTTGTTGTGGCAGTAGTTTGAAATGCAACATATGGAAGCACACGATAATCACCCGTGGCCGCCGCATTGATGTCGGTGGTGAGTGTCAATGTGTAGGTCTGAAAGGTCGATGATGCGGGAACTGCCACCGAAACCGTTTTGACAGGACTTTGTGGGGTCGTTGATCGAGCTGCGCACATGTAGAGTGTTCCCGCGACATTACTCGATATGGTGATTCTTGCTGTGTATGTATACGAGTCGAGATTAAACCGACGGGATGTAAGGTCTCGTGTGTGGATAAAGAATGCACGATTTGTGGCAATTGTTGCAGTGGGATATACAATCTGACACACAGGAGTGGACGCAGCATACATTTTCGATGAATCATTTGGATCTGGAACATTTGCTGTAGGTACAATGGTGGCGGTTCCTGCATCCGCCATCAATGTAGACTCTGTTTCCGAATCGATCAGATCCCGAATATCTTGAAGGTCGTTGAGAACGATATCATCCACTGTGGTGGGAAAGCTGTGTCCAGGAGACAACATATTGAACACCGCATCGTTGTTTATGTACATTGACCCCCAGTATTTGAGTCCATCTACAAGAGTTGGATCATGGAACTCGTTCGTCGTGCCATCCTCAATGATGAACGAACGATCTGGATTCACACGCAACACGTTTGCTGGAAGTTTGTATCCAAGATCGGTATACCCAGCAGTGCCTCGATAGAAGTAGAATCCACCGGTACCCGAACTATGATTCGGTTTTGTGATGTTGACATCGCGCATAATGCGGCGCATGTGCTCATAAAGCGGAATCCGATCGAATCGTCGATCGATGACCTTTATGTGTGACACATCAATGCTTCCCGAAGGATATGCCGTGTCGAGAATCAACACATAGTAAATATAAAAATTCTGGAGATCCCCTGTGCTCGGAATCGCTTCGAATTGCCCATATGTTGGATTCATATCGACACCGATACCCAGGATCCCATGCCAGTATCGCACACCGATGTACCACACACTGCCTGGTGCGAGGGTTGTTGTTGTGTCAAAAATCTTGATGTACATATGATTTGCGGGATCGATTTTTTCCATCATGTCAATGACCGTGGTATCGTGCACCGCCATACCACGGTCAATTTCTCCATAGAGAGTATTGCCCTCCGGCACAAGACGCAGATCAAATCCCCGAATGACCCAGGTGCTTCCCGCACCGAATGCCGTGAGCAGTTTGTTGTGCACCATACTGTGGACGGGAGCACCCATGTCGATTGATCGTTTTTGGATACTCGCCCAATTCGTTGTCGGTGTTGTGGCCATTGGATTAATTACAACTCCTTTCGTGACCAAAGATGCCATGGCACGAGAAAAGGATGAAGGGTGGGATTCAATGATCCCACCCTTCATCTCATATCAGATCAACTTGTGGACCCGATCCAGGCCACTTGGTGCATACGCCGCGGCGATCAGTACCCATTGTGCGGGAAGTGTATAATCTTTCGTGGGTGTAACCGGTGTCACATAAAAATTCCCTGGTTTTGATGATCCATCTGTTCCGAGTGGAAGATCATAATAAAGCGCTTCTCCGCTCGCAAGTAGGATGCCATTTGTTGTGAACGTTTTGTTTGCCGCGCCACCCACACCACGAGCAACTGTACCATTTGCGGGCATGCTGATGGTGAACTTGCCCGACGTTGTGAGATCTTGATTTCTACCCGACGCAATGAGTTCCATGGTTGACCACTTCAGATATCCCGTGGCAGTCACTTCCGCAACACCTTGAGTTACAAGGCATTCGCGATTAAGTGATGCTTTGAGTACATCAATCTGCTTAATGATATCATCGTCAAGAATTGTTGGATCATCGTCGTCATCCTCATCGATCACCGAGTCCACAATAATCGATGGCATAAAGATGCCTTGTTCGGTGGGAATCAATGCGATGGTTGTAGGATCAATCACATACAGATTTGTGCTACTGTATGTGGTATCGGGTACTGCTTTCACTCGGATATTATAGAATCGAGCATCTGCATAGGATGTATGCGCAACATTCGACCCCATGGTCAGATCAGAGGTGAACGCATCATCGAACACAAATGTGGCCACGGAACTTGCAATTTTGGCACCATTCACATAGAGTGCCGCTTCGCCGAGTTTGCTCCACACAGCAGATACGTTAACCGAGGTACCCGTGGCGGGAAGTGCAGCTTCGATGATGATTTCACTGCTTTCGGACTTCATGATAAATTGTACAGCTCTCGTTGTTGGTGGATAGTTTCTCTTGTACCGAAGTCCATAATATCCATTCGTTGTGGCAATCTGCCACAAGAAGCCCGTTTTTGGTGAATATGCCACACTATCCAGATGGTTGAATCGGATGTCGATCTGCCCCATGGTGGGAGTTAACAGATTCACAGGAACATAGAACCGATCCTTGGCACGCTTTTTTGGCGTGTATGTGGAGAATCGACTATGTGTTTGTGTACCTGGAATGTAGGTCTCGCCACCCGTGGGTGCCATACTCCAAACCTCGATGTTGCGGATCCACATTTTGTCTGTAACCACACCAGGCGCATCAGCAGTGTAGTTCATTGCCATCATGAGTTGCAGATATTTGGCTGATGCCCATACGCCACCCGTACCACGAACAGTGGAGAGATCGAGTGAACCCTCGAATGTGGCGTAGCTACTTGTGGTAGCTGCCGTGACGATGGGTACAAGATCGGGCATCAACACTGTGCCCGCATCAATCACATTATAGCTCGCGTCCAATGCTCGGAATCCAACTCGAGTAAACTTGGTTCCGGTGGTAGCACCTCGTGCATCACACCGAATATGCAACGTCGAAATATCAGCAACGGTTGGCAATGGGATCATCGATTCGTGTACAATGAGAGTGGGACCCACCGCAAGCAATGCATTATGTGATGCATCCCATATAAGATGATGTTGATCTCCATCGTTGTGGAACACCCACTCGTCCGGATCCATCCACGATGTTTCGAGCTTCTCCACTTGGAACTGCGCGACATCGATCTTCATCCCACTGGTGAGACTACAGAGACCCACAAGTACCGCGGCATCGGAAGCCGCATCGAAATTGTATGTCGACGATTTATAGATGGGAAGATGATAACACGACTGTTTCCAGTTGTCTCCCAACGCGATGTTGCTTCGTTCGTACGCGTCGGTGCTGTTGAGCCAGAAGTTTGCGCTTGTGTATCCCACTGATGTGCCACGAGATGTACCATACCAGCCCACGTTAAATGTGGCAGCTGTTGCGCCCACAGACCGCCATTTGAAGGACACACACAACCAGTCACCCGCTTTGACTGGGAACTTTGTGGTGGACACAAGATCGAACGCTTTGACTGGAGTGCTGCCCGATACACGAAGGGCTTTCCCATACACAGTGTCCACAATGTCCAGATTGTCTGTGGTTGTGATGGGTGATGTATAGCCGCCCGAACCATTCGCAACACTTGAATCAGTGGTGACAGCTATCCAGTTTTCAATGCCCTTTTTGAGGTTCGTGTTCGGAAAAAGGTTCTTTGTTCCATCCTCGATGATGAACGATTGATCAGTATTCAACCGAAGTGTATGTGGATCGACTCGATATCCGCGATCAGTATACCCATCCGTTTCTCGATAGAACAGAAATCCGCCTGATCCATGTCCATAGTTGATGTTGTCTGTGATGTGTCGATTCGACAGATATTTGATGTGTTCATACAATGCAATATGGTCATATCTGTGGTCGATGACTTTGATTTTCGTTGGATCAATGCCATGGGTACTCGGGATATAATCGGCATCCAAAATCAGCGTATAATACACGCTAAAGTTCACCATATTTCCACCAGAGGGTACGACCTCCATGGTGGCTACACTGGGAGTGGCGGACAACCCAGAACCGACTAAACCATGACTATACCTCACCCCAGCGTACCATGTTTTATTGGCGGGTTGTGGGGTGGATGTATCGAAAACCTTGAGGAGAATGGCTGATGTTTTTGGTGTGGTACTCGCCATACCCGTTTCGAAATCAATGACGGTGATATCATGCACCGCAACGCCTGGAGAAATCGATGCGCATAATGAGTTCACACCCGACACTGTATCAGCATACAATGTCAGATCGAATCCTTTTACAACCCAGTTGCTTCCCGCACCGAATGCATTGAGAAGTTTGTTGTGGACACGACTATGAACTTCCGCATGCATATTGATCGAGTTTGCCTGAATGTCAGGCCAGTTTGTCGTCACTGTTGTGGCCATTGATATACGAACTCCCTTCCGTCAGACGACATCTCTACATTCTTGATGAGTTGATGCATCTGAACTAGAAATAGATGTACCACAAGAATGTATACTTGTCGTTGGATGTTTTGGGCAGGGATGGGCGCGTATATCGGCTGAACATGCACCAGGATGTGGCTGCCGTGCGTGATGACGCGGCATACAGAGCCAATTCGTTGATGAGTGTAACATTGGCGCCATTCGCCGCGCCTTCATACTCTTCGAAATCAACGACCAAGGAAAACAACGCATAGATACCCTGTGTACCTGTCCCCGTGGGGTTGTAGATATTCGATACAGCTGCCGTGGCAATGGACTTTTTCTTCCCTGTGTCCGCATATGTGTACCCATTTGGGTTTGTATCGCCCTGAATCTTCTGAATTGTGACAAGCTCTTCGTTGGCATCAGTGGGAGCGATGGGAGTAAATGGGGTTGCAGTAGCCGCACCACCCGACCCACAACTAAACCAAGAAATGAACCACGTGTTCTGATCGGTGACTCCTGTTGGTGTCTTGATGGGCAGAGCAGTAGCACGTTGTAACAACCACCGCCGACCAACATACACAATGTGGTTATGATCGTCTTCCAAAAGACGTACTTCGCCCGTGTCACGACGTTCGTGAATCGTGAACACGTGGCCGCCCACCTCGGTACCATGCATTTTTCGATCGGCCTCGAGCTTATCTGAAACCATAACATTGTCGATGATGTGGGCATACTCGTTGGGAACATACTGTGTTGTCATGTGGACAAACATCCTTTCTGGGTATGTGATTTTGTGCGTCCAATATCTGTTCTACACAATGTGTTCTGGTGGTGTGCCTGCGGGTACAAGCACTTCGTGCCAACATTCCATTTCAGTTGTCTGGGTTGGTGTACGAATCATGGGCTCGGTGATGACAACTGTATCCAAAAACGAAACGTCCGATCTTGTGTTTGCATAATGCGACCACATTGGAGCGATGTCATATCTATATTGCTCCAATGGTCCCATGGAAACAAGGCTTGGCCCAGGCACATTGTACACCGATGTAGAATGTCCAAACATACCAGTATAGTTCATCACAATCAGATCGGTCACAGTATCTGTGTACAACAAATGATAGGGTGTGATGAGTATGACTGTTTCTTCTATGAGCGATTCGAGATGTGTTTGACTTCGTTCGGTGTTTTTGAATATGCGTTCGTGTATAGACAGAATGCCTTCAACCAATCCACGTGTATCAGATATCGAAAGATTGGATTTAAGAATGGCATCAACCCATGTCAGCATATGATCAGCATGTGGTTGTGAATCTGATGTTTTGATGTATCCTTCTTCCGGATGCTTCCCGAGATCGGTTTGATCAATAAGGGATATCTCATCCTGTTGCATTTTTGTGGCACCAAGTGTCCACCGAATTGTGTTCCAGATGCCATAGTCCCCATAGATATCGGTGAACTCACGCGGAATCGGAATATCCTTGGGCATGCTTGCATGAATCGTTCCCTGTCGATCAGGAGCTT